CAGATGGTCTTCCCTGCTTCGACCTTGAAGGGGCTCATGACGCGTACTCCTGCACGGTCGTGTTGCGGATCATGCGGTCGAGCAGGTCGCGGCGATTTCGGCCGAGATTCTTCTCGAGGGTGTTCCGGGTGACGTGTAGGCGTGCGGCAAGTTGGTCGATGGTGAGGGGGTCGTTGTCGAGGATGAAGTCGACGTCTTCGATGTTGAACTTCAGCGGTCGGCCGTTGACCTTGATCTGTTCGCCGACGTCGGGCAGTGCCGCAGGGTCATCGAGGGTGTCTTCGTCCCAGCCCAACGGGGGAACCCAGCCGGCTTTGGCCGAGTAGTTCAGGGCCCGGCTGTAGGCGATGTGGTCGCGCCACTCGACGTGCGGCGGGGCGACGTCCCACAGCTCGTCGTAGAGGTCGGCGACGGCCTTAGCGTGGGTGACGGTGACACCGGTGCGGCCTTGGGCGAGGCCGGTGAAGTTGGCGCGGCCGATGCCCAGGCGGGCGGCGAGCTTGGACATGGACCACCCGCACGCGACGAGGGCCTGGATGCGGCGGGTGGTGCCGGTGCTGTCGATCTTGGCGCCGCCGGCCAGGTCGAGGGTGATCGCGAGGATGGTCTGCTCGGTGGCGGGCTTGATGCGTTTGCTGGGGGTGCGGGTGCCGTCGGGGCGGGTTTTGCCGTACATGAGCTTCCAGAGCAGGCCTTGGGAGATGGTGGAGACGGCGACGATGCGTTTCAGGCCCATCCCTGCGGCGGTGAGCTCGTGGATGTGGGCGCGGGCGGGTCCGGCGTCGACGTAGCTTGCCTTGCCGTACATGTGGCGGCGGTGGAGGTTCGCCGTGTAGGTGTTGTTGGCGTCGCGGCAGGGGCGGCATTTGCAGCGGTCGATGACGTAGCAGACGTAGGTGCCGTGGACGTGCTGGGCGCCGTGGGTGCAGGGCTGTTCGGGGCCGGAGAGGGCGAGGCGGTCGAGGCGCCGCTGGGCCCGGGCGGCGCGTTCGATCACGGTGGCGCAGGAGTGCTGGGTGATGGCGTAGGTGGCCCTGGCGTGGCTGGTGGGTGGTGTGGTGTGCCCGCAGTCGGTGCAGGTGATGACGGTCAGGGTGCTCACGACGTCGCCTCCCATAGCGGGCATGCGGGCCACCAGGCGCGGACGTCGCTGGCTTGGCCGTGGGTGATGATGGACACGTCACATTTGGGGTAGGTGCCGTCGTTGTGGCGTTCCAGTACCCGGTGGGCGCAGGACCCGCACCGGTACGACAAGCCCTTGGGGTCGCCGGAGCGGGCGGTGGTGTCGCCACAGAAGTGGAGTGGTCCACCGGTTAGTGGGTGGCGGCCTGCTTTGACGTCGGCGGCTTGGCGTTCGGTCATTCGCTGCCCGGCCGAACGTGGTAGGCGCCCGAACGTGGGTGATGGTTCGGGCATCCCGGGCAGGACATCGTCGGTCATGGTCGGATCCCTAACTGTCGGGCGATCTCCGCGAGCACTGACGGTTCCTCGTCGATCCGCTCGTCCATCCAGGCGAGTTCGACGAGTCGGCCAGCGTGCAGGACACCGATGTTGAAGTCGTCGCTGCCACGCAGGTTGAACCCGGCGCTAATCGCCTCAGACCTGTCGTCGTAGGTCCTGCCGTCCGAGTCGTAGATGTGCTCGTATTTCTCGGGGGTGCCGATGATGGTCGCTGCGACCACGACGTAGGTCTCGCTCACAGCAGGTCCCTGGCCACTGGCGCGTTGACGACGTCTCGCATGGGCACGTCGTCGTCGATGGGCGGGTACTCGTCATCCTCGTAGACCAGGTCGTCGTCCTGTTCGGCTGCGTACCGACGTTTGGCTGCCCGGACGACCCAGGCGAAGGCCTCAACTTCTTCGGGGGTCAGGAGGCTGGTGACGCGGACCAGGATGGGGTCACCGTCGACGATGATGGTCTGGCAGATGTCCTCGCTCACGACGGCACCTCGTAGATGTGCCACACATACGGACCCTCGAACACGGTCCCGATGTAGTTGCCCACACCGGGGAGGTCGTCGCCGGTTGCGACCACACGGAATGTGCGCGTAATGGTCAGCGGATCAGCCTGGACGGGTGTCTCGGCCCAGACGTAGATCGCGTGGCCCTGGACCCCGACTGCACGGATGGTCGCGCCCTCACGCATGAGGACGGCGACTTGCCGTGATGTGTCACTGGAGACCTGGTACTTGAGCATCCGCTCGCTCATGACGCCACCGCCACGGCAGGGACAGCGGCCGGGTCCCAACCGGCAGGCAGGCTCTGGACCGGCCACTCACCGCACACTGTCGCCCGCGGGTCCTTGCGGCGGAAGTACGCCTCAAGAGATGCGGATTGCTCCGCGCACCACGCGACCTGGTTGCGGTGCAGCTCCTCCAGGCTCAGCCCGGCGATGGTGGGGTACTGGTGGGCGATGGCCCACACGATGCTCCCGGCCGCCCGCGCATCGGCCTCAGCGCCGTGAGCATCCTCAGCCGTCAGCGCGATGCCGTAGTGGGCCGCGCAGTCGACCAGCTTGCGTGAGCCCTTCCTGTAGGACACGTGCTTGTCCAGGACCCGGGCGCAGATCACCGGCGCGACCTGACCGCCGAGACGCTCCTCCAGGGTCCTCAGGTTGTGGCGCACACACTCCGCGTGCAAGATGCTCAGGTCGTACACGACGTTGAAGCCGACGACCGGGATCCCCTGGGCCATGTACCCGGCGAGGGTGGACGCGATCGCCTCGATGCCGTCGGCTGTGGGCACCCCGTCGGCTCTCGCCTTGGCGGTGGTGATGCCGTGGATGCGTGACGCGCCGGCCGGGATCTCGATGCCGGGGTCGAGTAGCAGGTTTGTGACGACGGACTGGACGCCCTTGCCGCCCTTGATGATGCACGCCGTGACGATCCGGTCGTGGGCGGTGGAGACCCCCGTGGTCTCACTATCAAATACCGCCTGGGGACCCTCGAACCACGCGGTCATGAGGCCACGTCCGTGCGGGCTTTGTATCGAGCGACTGCAACCCTGTTACACGCCCGGCAGTTCCGCCTGCCGTTCTTGCCGACGTAGGTGTTGGCTTCATCGAACGAATGACCCTGCTTGCAGTGAGTCTTGGGACTGGCATACGTACCTCTAGGAACATGGCGCCCCTTGGCCATCATGTCGGCCACGTTGTCCGCTTGCGTTCCTGGGAACAGGTGCCCGTCCGGGAACCCCTCGGTCGGCGCAGTCTGGCAACAAGGCGGGTTGTCGCAGTGGTGTAGCACCTTCACGCCGGGAGGGATCGCACCGTTGACCAACGTCCACGCGAGACGATGGGTCTCGATCATCGTTTTGTTGAAGGCGATATGGCCGTACCCATCGACAGTGGTGAACCCGGTCCATTCGAGGCAGCCGGAGTCTCGGAGCACGAGCCGTCGAGCGAGACGCTCCTCTATGGGGGCTCTGGGGTTAGGCATCGAGGTCCCCCTTGCGGCGGGCGTCGGCGCGTTCGATCTGCGCGTCCTCGTATGCTTCGCGGGCGTCCTGCTCGCAGGTGCAGTTGTCGGGGTCGGGGCAGTCGTGTTCGGTGGGTGGCTCGTGCCATCCGCCGGGCATGTGGAAGTCGGCGGTCATGACGGGTCCTCGGCCAGGGCGCACAACAACCCGGCCTCGTCCAGCGCGGCCGCCTGATGCTTCAGGTTCCACCGTTGCCCGCAGACGCACCGGCCGTCATGGCAAGGCACGGAGAGGTGCCGGGCCAGGACACGAGCCGCGATTCTCACCCGGTCCTCGGCTGTCGACGAACGCGGCTCGGCCCGCTCGCTCTCTCGTAGCGCAAGGACGGCCTGCGCGAACTCGATGAACGGCCTGCCCTGATCGTGGGCGATATGCCTACGGATCTCGTCGTCGGTCACCATGTCGCCGTAGCCGGTGCCGGACGCGTCGCGGATCCGGTCGTTCTCACGCCACACATGTGCGCTCATGAGACCTGCCCCTTGGGGACGAAGACCTCAGCGCCACACGTCCGGCAGTGCAGCAGGACCTTGGTGACACCAGGGGTCACGTGCACGTCGGGCCGGGCGCAGGTCACCAGGTGCTGCAGGAACACCTCACCGGGGCTCATTTCCACGGCTCCTCCGGTGCGTCCTCTACCGGGATGTCATCGACCTGGCCGCTCACGTACTCCGGGGCGACCTCCCCCGTGACCTGGTCAACCCCGGCCGGCGCTGGCTGCGGGGGCGCCTCGATCTGGTGGCGCTGCTCGACAAGCTCGGCGTACAGCTCACGCCCGGGCCGCTCGTCGACGGCCAGCGCCTGGTTGAGCTGGGTGGACTTGGGCAGCAGCTTCACCAGCTGGCGCAGCGCAGTCTTGCGTTCCATCCACCGCTGCGGGTCGGGGATCCGCCCGGACGGGCCGACGTTCCCGCCACGCAGGGCCTTGACCTCGGCCGGAGTCAGGACCACGAACGCCTTCGCGCCAGTGGTCAGCTTCGCGACCGCGTAGTAGTAGGCGACGTTGCCCCGCTCACCCTTGGTGGGCTTGTGGTTCAGGAACGGGTCCAGGCCGTAGGCGTAGTCGAACTCGTCGTTCTCGTACACGGTCCGGGCGTCGATGTGCTGGGCCAGCGGGTGCTGGAAGTACAGCTTCGCCATGCCCTGGTACCCGACGATCAGGGTGCACTCCCGCTTGTAAGCGACGAGGTAGGCCTCCCCGTTGACGCCAGGCTCCAGGCCGAGGCTGGCCGCGGTCAGCAGCGCCCCGGCGAACGACTCGGGTGAGCACTCGGCCAGCGCCCGGTCCTTGCGGACCAGAGTCAGGGCCAGGCGGGCCAGCCGGTCGGCGTCCATCCCCTTGGGCAGGGCCCGGGCGAGCTCGGGCTGCAGCATGGCGATGGCCTGGGCGACTGTGGGGGGTCGGGTGTTCTGCTGCTGGGCGACGGCGTTCCTGACACTGCTCATGCGACTGCCTTCCTGATGGGGTGGAGCGCGACCGCGCCGGACTTACCGGCGGGTTGGCGGCGCAGGACCGGGGTCTCGCCGACGACGCCGATCCGTGCGTCACCGAGAAGGTCGAGGACCTTGGACTTCGCGAGGCGGTGCGCCCCGGCCGTGTTGTCGGCTTCGGTCTTGGTGGTTTCGTAGAGGTCCCAGAGATCGACGGGTATGTCGACCTCGAGGTCGCGGTCGATGCCGGGGTGCATCTCACGGATCGCTTCGTAGGTCGCGGAGTGTTCGTCGATGTCTGGCATGTCCCCGGCTTCCAGGGAGTCCATGAACGCGGCCGCGGCGGTGCGCATCATGGCCTGGTCGTCCTCGTCGGCGCGGATGACGTACTCGCGGAACTCGCCCTGGGAGCCGACGAACATGGGCAGGTAGCAGACGTCGAGGTCGAACACGTCGAGGTACCAGCGGCATTGGGTGAGGTAGTAGGGCGGCACCTCGTCGGTTCCGGGTAGTCCCCACTCGTAGTCGTAGAGGGCGTACTTGGCTTCGACGATGCCGGCGCGGTGGTGGTTGGCGTAGGCGAGCAGGTCCGGGTTGGCGATCTGCCAGGGGCGCACGCTGGAGCGGTAGGTCCCGCACCGACGGCCGGTCAGCTCGGGGTGCTGGTCCTTCCACCACTGCAAGATCACCGGCTCGAGGCGTTTGCCTGCGTCCATCTCGTCCTTGAGGTGCCGCTCGCCGAGGTTGCCTGCTTTGCGGTGCCACAGGGAGTAGTGGCTGTCCCATTTGGACAGGCCGAGGACTCCGGCGATCTCGGACCCGCCCAGGCCGGCTGCGCGGGCGGCGTTCCACTGCTCGGATTCGACCTCGAACATCCCGATTCGTTGGGCGCTCACAGCTCCTTCTCCCACTGGTGAAGGTCGGTGCCTTCGGCGAGTTCCTGGTCGAAGACCTGGAGTTCGATCTCGTGTTCCCCGCAAGCCAGGCAGATCCGCGTGGTGCTGTACGTCTGCCACACATGCCCGGCGGTCCCGCAACCGGTGGCCAGCACGGGCAGGTCGGTGTCGAGGCGGGCGCTGTGCCGGCGCCATGCGTGGACGGCCCGGGTGGTGAGCCAGATGGTGGCGATGATGAGCAGGACCCAGATGAGCCCTTCGTTGGTCATGACCTCGTCGGTGCCGCTCACGAGGTCGCCTCGTGTTTCCCGCAGTCGGGCTCGGGCTGCCACTGCTGCGCCAGCGCAAACACGGCCGCGCGGACCTCCTGATACGTCCTGACGCTGCCGTTGGGGTTCATGTTCCACGGGTTGACGGTCTGCTCGAAGGTCCGCTGCCGGTTGAACTTCTTGCCGCAGACTGAGCACGTCACACGCCGCTTGGCTGTGTGCTTGACCTCCTCGTACCGGTAGGTCGTCATGACGCCCCGCCTCCGGCGGCTTCGATCTCGGCGTCATCCCAGTCATCCCTGCACCTGCGGGAACAGAACGTTTCCCCGCCACCGGGCACCCACGACGCCTGGACCGGGTCACGGACGGGGTTGTCGACGGGCTCACCGCACATGTCGCAGGTGCACTCGCGGGCGGCGGCGATCGTGGCCTCAGCGTCGGCGAGATCCGCCGCGACCGTGTCTGGGGGTGTCCCTGCGGCCAGCGCGGCCTTGGCGGCGTCGATGGCCTGGCGTTCGGTCGTGTCGGGGTTCACGACGTCGCCCGCACGCTCCCGGTCCCCGCCTTCCCACCTGACGCTCACGACGTCACCTGCTGCACCTGGTCGAACGCGCGGGCGTGCTGGTTGCACAGCTCGTCGCCGTCGACTTTGACCACACCGAAGGCTTCGCAGTGCTCGCACTGGTCGGGCAGTGTTGTCGCGTCGTACAGCTCCCCGCCCAAGGCCTCGGCCTGCCCCGGGGTGAGAGTCACCGTGAACGTGTCGGCCAACAGGGTGCGGAGCTCAGCGAACGCCTGCTGACGGGACGAGTGCTCAGATGGCAGAGCCCGGATCAGCATCAGCTTCTCGGCGTTGCCGCGCAGCGCCTCGGCGAGGGCTTCGATGATGCGCGCCGGGTCGAGGGTGACCTGCACGGTGTACGTGTCGACGTCGACGACCTGCTCGACCGTGATCGGGGAGGTCATGCCGGCACCTGATCCGGGGCGTCAGCCAGGAGGGAACTGCAAACCCAGGTGATGTCCTCAACCGTGGTAGTGCGCTCGGCCTCGGCCGGCCGGGCAGGCATCGCAGGCGTGGCCGGGACCGTCACTTCGTGGGTGCCGACCACGACCCGCTCACAGACAGCGGCGCGGTTGACCACGACCTCCAGCAGCAGACCGTCGCGGTTCTGGGTGAATTCGAAGGCGTCGTCGCTGCGCTCGGTTTTGTCCCAGTGCCCGCCGATGATGCGGATGATGAGGGCTGCGGCGGCCTTCTGGGCAGGCAGGTCCTGCACCAGCTCATGGATGTGCAGGTACCAGTGGACATCCACGCGGTCGGTGGAGTACGAACTGATATACGCCTCGGGCAGGTTGGGGTGGGCGTCGATCAGGTCTGCGAGGGCTCGGAGTTGGCTGCTGGTTGTGGTGGTGCTGTTGGTGTCGGGCACGGGTATCGTTCTCCTTGTTGTTGGTGGCTCGGTTTCTCTTAGCGGGGGAGCCGGGCCATCGGCTTGTGGTGCGGGGGTCAGACGTCGGGTAGTGAGGCGATCCAGCGGGCGAGCTCGTCGGCGGGGATCAGCTGCTTGCGTGAGGCCTGCTTGGCCTTCAGGGGTGGCGGGAACGAGTGCGGGTCGGTGGTGTGGATCGCCCGGCGGATCGTGGTCACCGACATGCGGACCGCCTCGGCGGCCTCTTCGATCGTGTAGACCAGCCGGCCTGGGTCGACGGTGGTCATGCGACCCTGCTTTGGCGTGTGGTAGGCCCACCGCGCGGCATACGGCGCACACCTGAATGCTGCCGGGCGACGAAGAGGTCCTCCCATGGCACGTCGAGGCGTTTGGCGATCTGCAGGGCCAGGTCCTCGGACAGGGTCCGCAGCTCGCCGCGTTCGATGAGGCTGATGGCGTTCTGGCTGCAGCGGCACAGGAAGGCCAGGTCCCGCTGTGTCAGGTTGCGCCGTTTGCGCCACCTGGCGATCACTTCACCGTCTTTGACCTGCATCCATACCTCGCTGCGTCGTCTGGTGTTTCTGTGGTGATTCCACATCTTGCCCCCCTCGTCGTTGTCTGACAAGTGGAGTGTCCACCGTGCGGCACTCCTTGTCAAGAGGACAAGTGGATGCGTGTCGTATCGCTGCACAAGATGTAGCGACACGAGGGGGTAACTTGTTCGGTGTCGGCGTGTCGCCGGTACAACAAGTGACCACGAACACAGGAGATTGACCGCATGAGCGAGACCCTGGCAGACCTCATCGCTCTGGCTATGAAGGCTGAGGGAGTAGAGAGCGGTCGGGCCCTCGCCAACAAGGCGGAGCAACAAGGGCTCGTGATCACGCATACCCAGATCAACCACATGATCGGCGGCACGTACCGGCACAAGCCGAAGCAGTCGACGATCGAGGCCATTGCCGCACTGGCCCGGGTGCCGTACTGGCGTGTGTACGAGGCGGCCGGTGTCCCCCAGCCGGGTCCGCCGTTCGCCCAGGAGTTGCCGCCCAATATTGACCGTCTGATGCCGCACCAGCGGAAGGCGGTTATCGAGGTCATGCGTGCGTTCCTGGTCGATGCGGCGGCGTCCTCCGATGCGACCGTCCACCAGCTGCACGACTCGTTGAGTGAGGCGCTGGATGAGGTCCCGCCGGTGCCTGATGATGTGGCAGCCCGGGACGAGGGCGGCCCGAGCGCGGGGGAGCGGGCACGCCAGGAACAGGATGACGACGCGGACAGGGGGAGCGTGTAATGGCCCAGAAGATGCGTGAGCGCACGATCGCGTTCTACGAGATCGTCTCGTTCGCGTCCGGCAGCCAGGATCGCTTCCAAGGCGAGGTCGACTGGCAAGGCTTTCTAACGGCAATCGAAAGTGAACCACTGGCATCACGCATGTTGTCCGGTGAGCGAATCCTGCTTGGCGTCGCGTACTACCGCGACGACCGGCAGCATCTGATGCTTCACCGCGTGAAAGACGCAGATGAGTGGCTTGCCGTAGCCAACTTTGAGAACGGTGAGATCAGCGAGCTCGAGTCCGCAGCAGGTGAGGGCTACCTCGAGACGAGCGTGATTTGCTTCGCCGGCTTCGGCAACATCGTGGGCATCATGGAGGGGTCAACGTCTGCCCCGACACACAAGTCGTTGGAGAACTGGTTGAACTTCATGAAGGTGACACCCGACAAGGTGGCCATCCGACCCCTGATGGCCGGTGCGGAGGTCGACATGTTGAGGCGCGCCTCCGGTATATCGCGCATCGACTTCCGGGTCGGCAAGCTCGACAAGCTCGGCAACAAGCATGGACGCCTTGCCACCACACTGAAGCGCCTCGGGCGAGACTACGGCGACGCACGCGTCACGTTGACCATCAGCATTCCTCGCGGCAAACCGAGACCCGGGCAGGTAGACGAGCGGCAGCGACTGTATGAGGACGTTCGAGAGCTCGATGACGTCATCGCGAGCGCCGCAGACAAGGCCCAGGTCAAGCTGCTCTTCATGGAGGGCGACGACTACGGGCGTGCCAGGCTCACGGAGCTTGTTGAACACCACGTCACCGCCAAGCGTCGTGTTCAGGCGGTGGACGAGGAAGGGAACTCGATCCGGATTCAGGGGGCCATCGATGTGATCATGGATGAGACTTTCAGGAATGAGGGCGAGCTGATGGGATGCCTAGTCACACCTGACCCTTAGGCTTCAAGTAGGGGAAGGAGGCCCAGAAATGCGAGTAATCGGACGACTCAACGACTGGGTATCGGAGATGCCAGGGGTCGACCTCGTGCTGAGTCTTGTCGTTGCCGGGTTGGCATCGTGGAGGACCGGTGTCCCGAGCGAGCTCACGCTGGGCGAGCGGCTGACGATCTACGGCACGGCTGGGACTGTTATCGCCGTCATTGGGGGGCTCGGATCGATTGCGGTGTCGGTTTACCTCGGTGGCAAGGGCGGGAGGGTGACTCTGCTGCGTGCCGAGAATGGGAGCGCGCTGCGGGCGAACTGGCGTATGACGCTGATCGCGACCGCCCTGACGGCGATGGCCTGCTGGGCCGCGCAGGTCGTGGACGCTTCGGGGTACACGAAGATGGCCTGGTTCATGATGCTGGCCTCCTTCGTCTGGGCACTCACAGCCTTCTTCCGTCTGGTGTGGCTCTTCAATCGTCTGATGCAGATCGCTGAAGCCGACGAAAGAGACGAGGCTCGGCCGGCCGGAGAACTGAGCGCACGCTGGAGGGGCGGGACAGCATGACCGTGTTCTTGCCCCCAGGCACCTAGCCCCTTGTCGGCGCCGAGTCCTACTGTCGCAGTCAATGCAAACCCCTCACCCTTGGCGCGAGCTGAGACTGCTTAAGCGCCTGGCTCTTCACTGGCAGGAGCTGCGACCCGGGATGTGGGGGGCGACCGACGGCGAACACATCTGGATGGATCCGCGCCAGCTGCAGGTCGAGCGGCGCTGCACCCTGGCCCACGAGCTCGAGCACATCCACCGTGGTCACCGCGGATGCCAGGACTCGCGAATGGAGGCGTCAGTGCGTCACGCGGCCGCGGTGTACCTGGCCCCCGACCCGGACGCGGTGGCCGACGCCCTGGTTTTGTCGCAGGGTGACCTGTGGCAGGCCGCTGACATGCTCTGGCTGGACCACGGAACGATGCTCGCACGGCTTGACCTGCGACACATGCACCCAGCTGACAAGGCGATCATCGCGGCGCGGGTCTGCGCGGAAATGGACCCGGCCTGACCCCCCTGGACGCTACGACACCGGAGGTGCGTCGTTCGAAGTCGGTGGGTTTATGGCGGTGAGCTCGAGCTTGCGGGCCACGTCGTCCAGGGCTCTGCGTGACAGCACCTGGCTGACGTGTTTGTAGCCCTTGGAGGCGATGATGCTGGTGTGGCCCAGGATCGCCATGATGACCTCCGGGTCGACGCCTCCCTCGAGCAGCAGTGTCGCGGTCGTGTGCCGGGCTTCGTGTAGAAGGTACCGGCGCCCGGCCGGCCCTTTCACGCAGGCGACCTGTGCGATGTCCTGCAGGTCGTACCAGGCCCGCCGGTCGGCTTTGGTCGGGCAGGGGATGATCACACTCCTGCCGTTGCGGTCATCGAGCCCGGGCCATACCAGCCCCCACGGGTTGTCCGGGGCGACCCGCCTCCACTCGGTCAGGGATGCGGTCATCCATGACACGAGGGGGATGAGCCGCGTGCCCTGAGAGGTCTTGGGGCGGACCAGGTGTGCGCTTCCGCGAAGCTTGCGGGCCTCGAACCCTTCGGGGACCCTGAACGTGCCGGCCTTGCGGTCCAGGTACGGCAGAGGCTGCAGCTGCCAGGCCACGTCGATGGTCCCTGCGTCAAGGTCGACGCATTCCCAGGTCAGGCCGAGGCACTCGCCCTGGCGCATCCCCTGCAGGAGTGCGGCGACCCAACGTGACGCGTCCGGGCGGGCGTTGGCAGCGCTCAGGAGCGCGAGGGCGTCGGGCAGCGGGATCGCATCACGGTCAGAGACTGCCTTGACCGGGGGCTCGACCGCCAGGACCCAGGGGGAGATGTGGTGGCCCTCGGCGATGGCCGCACGCAGGATCCGGGTCAAGATCGCGTGGTAGCCCTTGGCTGTGGTCGAGGACCGGCCCGCCGCGCGGACGGCATCACTGACCGCGCGAACGTCGTCGGGAGTAAGGGATACCAGTCGTCGTTGGCCGATGGTGGGGATGATCCACTTGTGCACGGCGCCGGCGTCGGTGATGTAGGACGTGGGGCGCACCGTCTTCTCGTGCAGCGTCAGCCACTTCTCGGACCAGGCCTTGACTGTGGTGCGTCCTGAACCGGGTGCGGGAGTGCCTTCCTTGGCGATCTGGCGTTGCTTGTCCCGCAGTTTACGAAGCACTTCCGCTCGGGTCCGGCCGGAGACGGTGATGATGCGCCGGGTGCCTTTGTCTGTCCACCCGGCTTGGATGGCGCCGATCCACCGGTCGTCGGACGCGCGGTGATAGACCGAACCTGTGCCGTACTGTCGTCGAGCCATGCGGTTCCCTGGTCGTGTAGTGAAGTGAACTTTTCCGTGATGACGTATAGCGATCTCTGTAGTCATCTTGATGGTAGGCCCCGCATATCGCCAGGGCCATGTTCACACGGGAAAAGGGCTCTTGACCTGCTCAGATGTGCGCATGTGTTGGGCTAGCGCACCTGCATGGCATGCAGGGGGTCAGGGGTTCGAGTCCCCTCAGCTCCACCGGTATCACCGCAGGTCACAGACCTGCGGTGGTATTTGTGTTCAGGGCCTGTCGGGTAAATTGTAGTGATCTTGACAGTGAAACGCTGAAACTTCGCCATGCGCCGATGCCGTGCGGGCGCTAGATTCTGGTTCATCATCATCGACCGGGGGACGTCATGAACAGAATCAGTGCAGCGTTGGCGACGGTCGCCGTCTTCGCTCTGGCAGGGTGCGGCGGTTCGGCAACGTCTGCAGGACCTTCGAACTCGGCTCAGGCGACGCATGTGGCGTCGTCTCCAGCAGTTGCGCCGCAGGCCAAGTATGGCTCGGTGTCTGAGCTGCACGACGCAGCAGTCGCAGCGGGTTACACATGCCCCTCGTGGACCCAGGACAACGTGGTCACCTTGGCGGCCGAATCAGGCCATTGCAGCGATGCCGACGTGTTCACGACGTATGCCTCGGCTGGGCAGCTCGAGGAGGCGGTGTCCACGAAGAAAGCGATGAACGAGTCGCTGACCAAGAACAACATCGCTGCGAGCCCGACCCTCGTGGGCGAGAACTGGATGATCAACGGCGATGCTGTCACTGATCTTCAGCCCAAGCTGGGCGGAACAATCCTGCGCTGAGTAGCGAATCCATAGACAAAGCACGAAATGCCCCACCCGAGATCACTATCAGGCAGGTGCGTCATGACCAATGAGTCTCGCCGCCAACACTGGGAAGAGCAGGCCGACTGGCCACTGACCATCGCGGCCGTCGTGTTCCTGGTCGCCTACGCCGCCCCGATCCTGCGCCCCGACCTGGCCAGACCGTGGCCGACAATCTGCGAGCTGGTGACCTGGGGCGCATGGGCGCTGTTCGCCGTGGACTACGTCGCCCGCCTCGCCCTGTCCCGCGACCGGACAGCATTCGTCCGTTCCAACCTGATCGATCTTGCCGTGGTCGTCCTGCCGATGCTGCGGCCTTTGCGACTGCTGCGGCTCGTGACGCTGCTGTCGGTCTTGAACCGGCACGCCGGCGACTCCATGCGGGGCCGGGTCGCTGTGTACGTCGCGGGGGCGACGTCGCTGGTCCTGTTGATCGCGTCCCTGGCTGTCCTGGATGCCGAGCGCGGGGCGAAGGGTGCCACGATCACGACGTTCGGGGACGCGGCATGGTGGGCGTTCACGACCGTCACCACCGTCGGTTACGGCGACCGCTACCCGATCACCGGGCAGGGCAGGTTCATCGCCGGCGGGCTCATGCTCGCCGGGATCGCCCTGCTGGGCATCGTGACCGCCTCTCTCGCGTCGTGGCTGATCGACAAGGTCCGTGCAGTTGAGGAGCACACCCAGGCCGCGACCCGCGCAGATGTGGCTGCGCTGACGGTGGAGGTCCGGGCACTCCGGCAGGCACTTACTCTGGGCGAGAGCGAAGAGGCCCCGGATGTGATGGTCTCGCAAGGGATGAACATCCAGGCATAACGAAAGCGCCCCCGCCTGGTGGGGGCGGGGGCGCTTCGTGTCGTCGCTGTGACGGACAGGTGTGAGTCTAGGCAGCCCCGGCGACGAACGCAGCGACGACGTAGACGGCGTGCCTGTCGAGGTTGCCGCGGGCCCGGTCATACCTCGTGGTCATGCGCGGGTCGGAGTGGCGGGCGGCGATCTGCACGTCACGCAAGGGCACGCCCGCGTCCAACGCGGCGGTGATGAAAGCATGCCGAAGCGAGTGCGGTGAAAGGCGTTTGGTGATGCCGACCCGCTTGGCCAGGCGGACCACGACCCGGGCGGCCGCCCTGCGGTCCATCGGCAGCCCGTCGGCGCGCAGCAGCAGGAAGCCCTCGGTCCGGTCGCCAGCTGCAGCGTCAAGGAACCGGGCCACCGGAACCGGCAAAGGGATCGTCGCGGGCTTGCGGCCCTTGCCGACCAAGGTCAGGGTCCGGTGACCGCGCTCCAGGCCGTGGATGTCCTGGATCCGGACGTTGCACGCCTCCGAGACGCGCAGCCCAAGCAGCCCCAGCAGGCTGATCAGCGCCGCGTCCGACGGGGTGGAGGCCCGGGCCGCCGCCACGACCGCGCCGAGCTCGAGGCGGTCCAGGCCCAACGTCTTGGTCTCGTCGCGGTAGACCCGGGGGAGGCGAAGGTGGGTGGCCGGCGACCTGGTCACGTAGGCGTCGATCTCGGCGAGGCGGTAGAAGCAGCGGATGGTGGAGAGCCGGCGGTGGATGGTGGACGGGCCGTTGTGCCGGTCGTCCTCGAGGTGGCGGGCGAAGAGCTCCAGCTGGGCGCGGGAGATCTCGAGCGGGTCCAGGTGCTGGCGTTCGCACCAGGCGAAGAGCAGTTGGAGGTCGAGGGCGTAGGCGGTGCGGGTGCCTGTGGATGAGTAGCGGGCGAGGAACCCGATGACGGATTCGTCGGCGCGCGAGAGGGGCACAAGGGTCAGGGGTTGGTTAGTGTCGTGCATGGTCGTCTCCCAGGATGCGTCTGGTGGGCGGCAAGGCCTCGTCTGGTGCTAGAACACCGGGCGGGGCCGCCCATTATGTGTGGGAGATGCTACGCCCGAATCGAACAGGCGTCCACGGTTTCAGCCGGACTCTGATCCGGCGTCGGGTACTGCGGGCGGGTCGTCGTAGATGCCAACGTTGATCGGTGTCCCGAGCGGTTGAACCGAGGCAGGACCGGCGACATAGCCAGTCGGCCCGAACACGACGGCGACGTTGGCTGGGGCGAACACCTTGAACCGGATCGCGATGGCGGCCACGAGCGGCCCGAGGCCGGCGATGATGCCGAGGATGGCGACCTGCTGGTCCTTGGTGAAGTCGACGCCGAACGCGGTGAGCAGGGCCAGTACGGAGGCGATCGCCGCGGTGATGATTCCGAGGGTTATGGACGGTTCGCGGTTCATCACTTGACCTCGGGGATCGCGTCGAGTGTGAACTGCGCCATCGCCTTGACCGGCGGCAGCTCGAGGATCTTGGTCAGCTCCTTGAGCTGGTCCTCGCTCTCGATCCAACGCTTAGTGATGCCGTCGGTCAGGTAAACCTTCGGGCCTTTGTTGGTGCCTCGGACTGGGTACATCTCGCGCTCCTTCCTGACTGTGGTTGATGGTGCGGGTGACGGGTTGGGTGGGCCGACTGGCATCCCGGCGTGAACCCACGCTTGCAGGATCGGGCCGGGGCACTCGGTGTTGAAGCCGTCGCTGTGGGTCTTCC